AAGTATCAAGTAGAAAGACTTGCTCTCGTAAAAGAGTACAATAAACAACAGCAAGATATTGAACTGGCAGGTGCTGATGCGGCAAGAAAACAAGCTCAAGGTAACTTCAAAGAGAACATCAAGAAAGAGTTTGGTGATAAGTTCTTAGCCACTAAAGAAGGTGAAGACTTAATTAAAAAGTTTAAGGAGAACTCAGATTTAGAGTATGAGCAAAAGAAAAAAGAAATAATTCAAAAGTTCAATCAAGAGAATGCTACAAACACTAAAAAGTCTGAGGCAGATGTACTCGCTTATAGGTTAGCTCAACTTGATAAGTTTAATCAAATAGCTTCTCAGATTGCTAATGCTGTTTTAGGTGTGTTTAATGCTTTCAATGAACTTGCTAAAGTAAACTCTGAAAACTACTTAAATGAACAGAGAGATTTAACTGCTCAACAAACAAGTAACTTGAATGAAGAGTATAATGCTCAAAAAGTTTTACTTGATGAAAAACTAGCTTCTGGTGTTATCAGTCAACAACAGTATGATGAGACTATCAAAGGTATGAACACAGGTTTAACAAAGTCTACTGAAGATTTGAATAAAGCTTTTAGAGCAAAAGAGTTAGCTGAAAAGAAGAAAGCATTTGAATCAGACAAGAAGTTAAAGATAGCTCAAGCAATCATATCTGGTATATCAGGTGCCTTATCAGCATTTACTGGTGCCTTTCAGTTGGGTCCTATCGCGGGTCCGATTGTAGGTGGTATCTTAGCTGGTTTAGTTGCGGCTACAACTGCTGTTCAAGTTGCTGCTATCTCTAAGACTAAGTTTGATGGCGGTGCTCCTGAGATTACACCACCAAATACTGGCGGTGCTGGCGGTGCTGATACTGGCGCTGGTGCTGTAACAAGTGCGGCTTCAACTGGTGGCTTTACAGGATTCAATCAAGGTTTACTTGGTACACCTGGAGGTGCTGGTGCTACAGGTACAGTTTTAAATCCTGGTCAACCTCAAAGAGTTTACGTTTTAGAATCAGATATAACAAACTCACAAAGAAGAGTTGAGACCTTAGAAAGCAACTCTACTTTTGGCTAAAGAAACAAATAATCAAAAATAAACATATAAAGTATGAGAGAACTACCTATCTATGACATAAAACTTACTGACGACAATCAAGGCGTTGGCTTTATAAGTTTAGTAGATGTACCCGCAATCGGCGTTGACTGGATTAAACTATCAAATGAATCACAACTGTCATTTAAGGCAGATAAAGAAAAGCAGCTTTTATACGGCCCCTTTCTTATTCCAAACAAACTAATCTATAGACACGACGAGAAGATGGGTGAATACTATGTAAGATTCAGTAAAGAAGAGATTGAAAAGATTGCTTCTAAGTTTAACGAAGACCTTAACAATAAGAATATAAACTTTCAACATAGTGACCAAAAGGTAGAAGCATTCGTTGCTTCAAACTGGATGATTGAAGGCGAACACGACAAGTCACATAATATGGGATTTGATTTACCTGAAGGTACTTGGTTCGGTGGTGTAAAAGTAAAAGACTTATCGTTTTGGACTGACAAGGTAAAGACTGATGAAGTAAGAGGCTTTTCAGTTGAAATCTTAGCTGACTTAGAGTTAGCATTAAAAAATAAAGAACAAAAAATGGAAAACAAAATTAAACTTGGTACAGCCGTTCTTAAAGAAGGTGTTACCGTTTATTATGATGGTGATTTCGGTATGGGTACTGCTATATTTATGGACGAAGCTCTTACACAACCAGCACCAGATGCTGACCACGTTTTAGAAGATGGTACAATCGTAACTACTAAAGATGGTAAAGTTGTAGAGATTCAAGTAACAGCTGTAGAAGAAGAAGCTTCTAAAAAGAAAAAAGAAGAAGAGATGATTGAAGGTGAGCCTGCTACATCTATGACTATCACAGCAGAAGAAGTATCATCTATGATTGACGCAAGATTCTCTGAACTTATGGACGAGATTACAAGACTAAAAGAACTTGTAGGTCAAAAAGAAGAAAAGATGACTGAGTTCAAAAAAGAAGTTGAAGAGAAGTTCTCAGCAACTGCTGCTACAAAATCAATCACAAAAGCTGAACCTAAGCAAGACGACAAGTTTGCTAAAGTAGAAGCTCGTATCAAAGAGTTCGCTAAGAACAGATAAAAACAAATAATCTAAATCCTACATATTAGGTATAGACTACAAAAAAATAAAAAACTTAAAATGGCTTTAACAGATAACACAACATTTTACGGTAAGGACGCTGAAGGATTCTTCAAAAAAGTTCTTACTACAGGTTTAGCTAAGAACGAATTGACTTTGGTACCAAACGTAAAGTCTAAAATCAAATTGGCTTACTCTGACTTAGGTAACATTCTTCAAGCTGAAGATTGTTCATTCTCGTCAACTGGCGAAGGTTCTTTGAACCAAAAAACTATGGAAGTTTGCGACTTAAAGGTTAACCTTGAGTATTGCGCTACAACTTTCGAGGCTAACTACTTATCAGCTCAATTGAGAGCAGGTTCAAACAATGAAGAAGTAGTTCCTACATCTTACGCAGACTTCGTAGTAAACTACGTTGCTGAGAAAGTATCTTCAGATTTAGAAAAAGTAATGTTCCAAGGTAACACTGCTACTGCTTCTTACCCTTACTCTTTATGTGATGGTTTGATTAAACAACTTCAAGCTGACACTGATGTAGTTGACGTAAGTGCTACAGCATCTGCTATCATCTCTACAAACGTAGTTGGTGAGTTAAACAGATTGTTAAGCGCAGTTGCTGCTGAAGTTCGTTCTGCTGCTAACTTTAAAATCTTTGTTTCTCAAGAAATCGCTTTCGCTTACAAACAAGCACAAGCATCTACAACAGGTGGTTTGTTCTTAGTAGGTGACAAAGAGTTAAACTACTTAGGATTCAGATTAATCCCTACATCAGCATTGACTGCTAAGCAAATGGTAGCTTTCAACTCTGAAAAAGTATTCTTCTTGACTGACTTAGTATCTGATTGGGATGACATTATCATCATACCACAAAGAAACATCTCTGGTGCTAGAACTGAAAGATTCGCAACATCATTGAAGTTTGGTGTAAACTACTTATACGGTAACGAAATCACTTTATACGCATAATCCTCGCTTAGGATAAAAAAATAAAAAACAAACAATATGGCTTGTGTATCATTTTCAGGCGGGATAGCAAAAGATTGTGAAAACAATATAGGTGGTTTGACTAAAGTTTATTTGACAGACTTTGACAACATCACTGGAATCACACAATCAGGCGGTACCGTATCATCAATCACAATGGCGGCTATGACAGACTTCTATGAGTTTGAGTTCAACAGAAACTCAGCTACATTCACAGAAGACTTAGTGAAGTCAGTAGAAGCAGGTTCGGCTTTATTCGAACAAACTCTTACACTTACAATCCCAAGAAGAGACGTAAGTAAGAGAAACACTTTGAGTTTATTGACTCAAAGAGATTTAGCAGTAATCATTAAAGACTCTAATGGTCTTTACTGGTACCCTGGACAAGTAGAAGGTATGTACTTATCTGAATCTACTTCAACATCAGGAACAGCAAAAGCTGACGGTTCAAACTACGTTCTTACTCTTAAAGGGTTCGAACAAGACCGTTCATCAGCAGTAAACTCAGCTATCATAGCTGCTTTAATCGCTTAATCACTACGATTACTATAGATTCAGAAGACCATCAACCAAACAGTTGATGGTCTTTCTGTTTTAAATAAAAACAAACTACAAAGTTACAAACATATCAATAAAGTACAACGCAACACACAATGATATACTTTACACCAGGAATCACACAATCAGTTTGGCTGTCTCTTAGAGAGTCTATGAGTTATGGTTCTACCGCGAGCTTCTTATTCACGTTCACAAATGATGTATCAGGTGAAGTAAAATCTTTCTACCCGACAGATTTACAACCGAACAACAAGTGGTCACAATTTAGCATCGTAGTAGGCGTACCAGAGAACCTATTGATACCAAAGGTAGATATGAGACCAGGTATGTGGTCATATGTAGTTACTGCGGGTACAACAGTGCTTGAGACGGGTAAAGCACTTGTAGAAGAATCTAAAGTTTGGGCAACCATAGATAGACCTGCTAAAAATATAAAAGTCCTTAAAAGATAATGGCATTATTCAACTTCGGTAACAAACAACCTGAACCAGTAAAGGTACCAGGTCAAGACATTTTTGAGACTATCAATATGCGTAACATTGATATACCTCAACCAAAAGAACAGAAAGGATACGATTGGGTTCTGTATGGTCAACATAATCAGTTCCCTCTCGACCTTTTAGAGTATCGTAACTCTTCTTCTTTACACGATTCAATCATTGAATCTAAAACAAACTTAATCGCTGGTGCTGGGTTTTTATTTGACACCACGAGAGAGCTATCAAACCAGTTCATTATAGACAACTGGAAGCTTATACCATTCTGGAGAAAGCTTGACAACGTATTTTGGCTTGTGACAAGAGACCAACAAACTTTTGGTTATTCTTGCTTTGAGGTTATCTATTCAATGGATAGAACTCGCATAGTTGATATGAACTGGATTGATGCTTCTCGTATAGCTTCTGGTAAAAGAGATGAGTTTGGCAACGTAGATTGTTACTACTATTCTGAGAATTGGTCAAATACTAAACAGTATCCACCAAGAAAGATTGAAGCTTATGACCCTAATGCTGAAGGTGTAAGACAACTTGTGTTCATTAAACGTGAAGACAACAATATGGATTACTATTCTTTACCTACTTACTTCTCTGCTTTAAGATGGATTAAGGCTGACGGTTTAATGGCTGAGTATAACTTAGCGGCTATCAACAATGGCTTCTCACCTTCAATCGTGTTTAAGTTCTATAAGAAACCTTCACCAGAAGAAAGAAGAATGAACTCTGAGGCTATCAAAGCTCAACACGGTGGCGCAAAGAACGCAGGTAAGGCTATCATCTTATATTCTGATGGTAAAGACTTAGCACCAGACATTGATACTTTAGATGCTACAAATATAGATGCTCGCCTTTTACAAGTAGCAGACCAAATCGTTCAACAAATAATCACAGCTCACAGGGCATTTCCACCTTTATTAGGAATCTCTACACCAGGTCGTCTTGGACTATCTCAAGAACTTTTACAATCTTGGGAAGTATTCAACAGTATGGTGATTAAACCTGAGAGAAAACTTATACTTGATTCATTTAAACAAGTCTTAGTTTACAATGGTGTTGCGAGAGTAAGCATAGAAGAGATTGTACCTATCAAGATTATACAGTCTTAAATCTTGCTTTAGCATTTGAACTGTATGTACCCCATTTTAGATTTGTAACTTTATTA